GAAGGGAATGCATGGAAATAGATCAGTCGTATCTTGCTCACCAGTTGCATGGCAGAATTGGATTGGAAATAAAAAGTTAACAAAAGAAGAAAAACAAAAAATTAAACAAGACAATCCAGGAGAGCATTCCTTTTCTTGGTATAAACAAAAAGAAAGAGAGTTTAGAAAGTCAAGAACCATTAACTGGGTTAATATAAACTTTGACACTAATATAGATGATGACGATGTTGCTGACGCTGTTGCAATAGGTTGGTACTCAACTAATAACTGGAACAAATTGGCTAATGAGCCTAAGAACATTGACAAGGCTTAGGGTTAGTGATAAAATGAAACTATATACAAGTGAAGCATGGCTAAGAAAAAGGATTAATGTTGATAAGAAAACTCCTATGGAAGTTGCTAAAGAATGCGGAGTTAGCCTTGAAACTATCTATGTATACCTGGCCAAGTTTAAAATCAAAAAGTCAAAAAGGTAAAAATGGCAGAATATAAAATTCCAGATTTTGGAAAAGAACTTGAAGATAGGATGAAGTTTATCCGCGATATTTCTACTCAGGCACCTGCGGGTAGAAAGATATTGGATGAATGCCTAGATATAGCAGAACTACTTATTAAAAAGAATAATTCATATGGCAGTTCATATAGCCATCCTATCAATATATTTAGTAAATCAAATCCAAAAGAACAACTATATATTCGTATTGATGATAAACTTAATAGAATACACAAAGGTAAAGAGTATGCTTCTGAAGATACTATTTTAGATCTTATTGGATACCTTGTATTATTAAGGACATTAGATGACAACAGATGATTTAGTAAAACACTTAGACCTTGTTAATAAGGTTGCTTCAGAGTACCTAAAAGGATTGGATGCTTCTGAAATTTCTAATTCTTTAGCAATACCAAGACCAAGAGTTATGGCTTTGCTTAATGACTGGCGAGTAATGGCTTCTAACAATCAAGCAATTCATGCTAGGGCTAAAGAGGCTCTTGCTGGAGCAGATCAACATTTTTCATCTTTAATTAAAAAAGCCTACGAGGTAATTGATGCAGCAGATCAAACTGCTAATCTAAATGCTAAGACTACTTCCATTAAACTTATTGCAGATATTGAAACTAAAAGACTTGAAATGTTACAAAAAGCAGGGCTGCTAGACAACAAAGAAATAGCAGAACAGATTATTGAAATGGAAAGAAAACACGATATATTAATAAAAATATTAAAAGATATTGCTTCTAGTCATCCTGAAATTAGAGAAGAAATTATGAAACGTCTTTCTGAAATTCAAACAGAGGTGATTGTAATTGACAACGATTGATTTTAGTGACTTCATGGATGCATTAGACGAAAGTCCATTTTTAGAAAATCCAGTAGATGTTAAAACATTTGTTACTGGAAAAGAATATTTAAATCAACCAGAACTTTCTGAGTATCAATATACACTTGTAGAATGCATGAGTCAAATCTATAAAAAAGAAGATGTTGAAAGATGGTTAGGAAAGGAAAATGGAAATGAACATTACAAAAAATACACTAAGCAAGAAGTTATTCTTATGTGCGGAAAGGGTAGTGGTAAAGACCATACTTCTACCATTGGCTGTGCTTATATTGTCTATAAACTTTTATGCCTCAAAGATCCATCGAGGTATTTTGGGAAACCATCGAACGATGCGATAGATTTAATTAACGTTGCAGTAAACGCACAACAAGCAAAGAACGTATTCTTTAAAGGATTTAAATCAAAGATCGAAGGCTCTCCTTGGTTTGCTGGAAAGTATGAAGCAAAAGCAGACAACATAGAGTTTGATAAATCTATTACTGTTTATTCTGGACATTCCGAAAGAGAATCAGCAGAGGGTTTAAACCTAATGCTTGCAGTTCTTGATGAAATTTCTGGGTTTGCAATGGAAGGTGCTGGAGGAAACGATCAGGGTAAAACAGCAGACAATTTATATAAAGCATTTCGTGGATCAGTAGATTCTCGTTTTCCAGATTTTGGAAAAGTAATTCTTCTTTCATTTCCTAGATTTAAAGGAGACTTTATTTCTAAAAGATATGAAGATGTAGTAGCAGAAAAAGAAACAGTAATTAGAAAACATGAATTTGTAATTAATCCAGCGTTAAGTGAAGAAGATCCCACTAACAAGTTTGAAATAGAATGGGAAGAAGACCATATTGATTCTTATAAATACCCTGGAGTTTTTGCACTACGTAGGCCAACATGGGAAATGAATCCTACTAGAAAGATAGATGATTTTAAATTAGCATTCTTTACAGACCCATCAGATGCCTTAATGCGTTTTGCCTGCATGCCAACAACCTCATCAGATGCTTTCTTTAAATCTAGAGAAAAAATAGAAAAAGGTTTGTCAAATAGAAATCCATTAGATAGCGTAAGAAGATTTGATATTAATTTTAAACCAAACCCAGACACAGTTTACTATGTTCATGCAGATCTTGCACAGAAGCATGACAAGTGTGCAGTAGCAATTAGCCACGTAGATAAATGGGTAAGTGTTCAATCTTTTAATGACTATGAACAAATTGTTCCATTTGTTGTAGTAGATGCAATTGCGTGGTGGGAGCCACATCGTGAAGGTCCAGTTGATCTTAGCGAAGTAAAAAACTGGATTATTGATTTAAGAAGACAAGGTTTTAACTTAGGATTAGTAACCTTTGATCGTTGGCAGTCATTTGATATTCAACAAGAATTAAAACAGGTAGGAATAAAGACTGAAACACTGTCTGTAGCAAAGAAACATTATGAAGATTTAACTATGCTGTTTTATGAAGAAAGATTAATAGCACCACATATTGATATATTGTTAGAAGAATTATTAGAGTTAAGGATTATAGGAAGTAGGGTAGACCATCCAAGGAAAAAGTCTAAAGACTTGGCTGACGCGATGTGTGGATCAGTTTATAATTCTATATCTAATACTGAAAGAAATAGAGTTAAAGAAATAGATATTCATACTTGGTCTCAAGGTGGAACAGATTCTGATAATGCAAATGATTTTTTTCCAGATAAGATTAGGTCAAGTTCTTTAGATTGGAATGGAGGGTTTCGTCTTGTCTAATGAAGAGTACGTAAGTGAAGAAGATTTATCTAATCTTATACTACAGTTAATAGAAATGGGAGCCTTAGAAGTTAGAGGGTATGATTCTATTAGCAACCAATTTATATATAACCTAACCCCTAAATGTCAAGAAATAATGCCTGATTTATTTGAAGAACACTTTAAAATGATTAATGAATTAGCCTTTAAACTATGGTCAAAAGAAATAATAGACTTAACCTTCGACAAAGAGGGTATACCAATGGTTATGCCTAAAAACATAGAGTATACAAGGTCTATAATGAATGATTTACCAGATGAAGAAAGGTTCTTTTTAGAGAACCTAATTCAAAAATATGAAAATGACACTAAAGAAAGATGATATAATTTTACTATGCCTTATGATATTATAAGAAACGGTCCAGGATGCAATGGCGGCTATGCCGTAGTTGGACCATCAGGTGCTATAGGTTGTCACAAAACTAGAAGTTCTGCTATTAATCAACAACGTGCATTGTATGCAGCAGAAGCAAATAGTAAAAAAGTAGATGAAGTACAAGAGTGGGAAGGAAAGCCACTATACGATGAATTGTCAGACGCAGAAAGAATGCTTGCAGATTCATTAATAAAATTAGCACAAGAGGCAGGACCCCTTGATAAAGCAGAAGGAATTTGGGTTGGGTATGTAGATGGTGCAAATAATGAAAATAATTCTATAGGAGTAAACTGTGGAAACTGTGCATTGCATAAATCATCTGTAGCATGTCTAATATTAGATATGGCAATTGAAGAAGAAGGTGCTTGCAGATTTGCAGTAATACCAGATGGGTATGTAACCGTAGGAAACGATGACTCAGATATTAACATGGATGATATGGAAAGTTCTATGGACATGGAAGACGAAATGTCTAAAAGATCTTTAGAAGATTTAGATTTAAGACCAACAGAGTCGATGGCAAATAATGCTCGTAGAGGTTTAGAATTAAGAAGAAAATTTGGTCGTGGTGGTACAGCAGTTGGAGTTGCTCGTGCTCGTGATCTTATGAATAGGAATAAATTAAGTCCAAGTACAGTTTTAAGAATGTACTCTTTCTTTTCTCGTCATGAAGTAGACAAACAAGGTAAAGATTTTAATAATTCAGAAAGACCATCTAATGGAAAAATTGCTTGGCTTCTTTGGGGTGGAGATTCAGGATACGCATGGGCTAAGTCAAAAAGAAATGCAATTATGAATATTAGATCACAAAAATCTGACGGTATATGGATAGATTCTCCATTTACTTTACAAAAATATATTGACAAAACAGACTTTGACCTGTAGAATAGATATAATCGAAAGGGATAGTGATGAATAGTGAAAAAAATCCTGAAGTTTTACAATTTATGCTTCAGTATTATCGTTCAAAATGCTCCCAACTTGAGCATGAATTTCTTCTCTACAAATTTGAGACAGAGACAAGACTTAAACGAGTTGAATCTAACATTTCCAAAACTAAAGACTAAAAAAAAGAGATCACAAATGCAAAAAATCTTACAAGAAAATAGTGTTAATGTAGCAATAATAAACAACAAAGCCTATTGGGTTCGTGACAATACTTTTTATACAGCAAAAATTGATGAAGTTGGCATGATAGATACAGACAATGCAGAAGCAATAGATGTATTCTCATTAACAGAACGTGAAATGAAAAATCTATTAAAAATTTTAGACTCTATAACAGAAAAATAAAAAGTGTATTCAAATCCAGCATATTATATTCTACTAACAACGTCTGCTATAATTTTTTTTATTTATGTAAACGCAGTAAAAAATAATAATAAATCAAAAGATTTTGAAATTATAAATACAACCATAGTTGACAACAACGCTTATTGGGTATATAATAATAGTTTATATCATGCTAATTTTTTTGATGACAGTATAGATAAAGATACTGTAAAAAAGATTAATAACTTTGGTATGGATGCTGATGAGATGCACGGCATTATTAAAGAATTTGGTCAAAAATGATTATTGTAGTAGAAGGAACTAAATCCTTTAATGACTATGAAGTTTTTATGAGAGCAATGGGAGTTGCTTTATCTACAAAAACAGAAGATAGTGAGATACAGGTTTGGTCTGCAGGCCCACATGTTATTAATAGTTATACGGCAGCATTTTGCAATTCTTCTGAAAATTTTTTAAAACAAAAAGGATATAAGATTACTTTTTCAAAAGCCCCATCATATTGGATAACACAAAACTTATCCTTTGTTAATTATTTTGCTTTTTTTAGTTTACCAAAAGAGCCAGTATCAAAATTAGTTAAACAGGCTCAACTTGTAGAAGGGTGCGAAATTGGCATTTTTAGATATTGATCTTAATACTTGGTCAATGATAGTTTTCTTTTTTAATTCTTTATTTTTAATGTCTATGACACTAGCAGTATTTGGTGCAAGCAAGGCTTTATTTTTAGTTATGACACTTACTTATATACTAAATCAAATAACAAACTTAGCATATGGAATTATAACTAAACAAATAGGATTTATCTTAATGGTTGCATTTCAATTCTTTTTAACACTTGTAACATTTGTATATTTAAATCAAAGTACCCCAGTATATGAGGATATAGATGAAGATTAAAGATTTAGAAAAAGCAGAACAAATAGTTAATAATAATCCTAACTTATCTTGGGATGGATGGGAAATAACCTATACCTATAAAGATCCATCTGCATACTCTAAAAAAGAGGGTATGTATAAAGACAATCAATGGTATATAAAAGAAGTATATAAATATATAGATAATCAATGGAACATACCAGATGAAAGAATAAGATATAGTGTATAAATTTGATGATAAAGCATTGTGTTTAGGTATGGATACTAATCTATTTTTTGATAAATATGAAGAAGATAGAGAAGTTTCTACCGCGGTTGATTCTTTGTGTGTTAAATGCCCAGTACAAAGACAGTGTTTGGCATACGCAGTTAGCAATCAAGAGTGGGGCGTATGGGGTGGGGTATATTTTGAGAGTGGAAAAATATCTAAAGAGTTTAATTATCACAAGACTAAAGAAGACTGGTTTAATGTTTGGTCTGGAATAGTTATGGATAATAACTAATGTATACAGGGTTAATGAAAAAAGCAGTTAAAACTATTCCTATACCAAAAGATTTTAAGATAGATATACTTGACTACAATACCTTTCTTACGATACAATTCTATGAGAGTCAATGGAAACATTACTCAGAAACAGAAAGGTTTCTATGCATTCAATACCTAAATAAGGTAAAGAAGACATTAGAAAATCTAGGTGCTAGGGTTGCTTTAGATCCTATCCTAGATATTAAACAAATCAGAGAAGAGAGAAGGTAAAGATATGCCAGCAGTAACAACTATTGTAGGTAATCTAGTAAGAGATCCAGAAGAAAAAACTTTTGGAGAAGATAAAAATGTAACAAATATTCGTGTTGCATGCACAGACCGTATGCCAGATGGCAAGGGCGGATGGAAAGATGGAGATACTGCATTTTATAATGTATCTGCATGGAGAAGTCTAGGAAAATATATGGCTTCTTCACTTAAAAAGGGCGATAAGGTTATCGTTCAAGGCAAGATTAAATACCATGAATTTAAAAAGAATGATGGTACCAATGGTCATGCTTATGAAATTGAAGCGAGTGATGTTGGAATTGCACTTTATGCTAAAACAGCAAAAAAAGATGCATCTGGCAACCCTTGGGACACATCAAAGTCATCAACAATTAATGTATCTACAGAGCCAGATCCTTGGGCTTAATTAGATAGTATAATGATAGAGGGTGGAGAAATCTGCCCTCTATTTTATTTATTAGGAGACAATAAATGGGAATGTATATACAATGGAAAGACGATAAAGTAAAACAATCTTTTAAGCCTAAAAAATGGCAGCCAATGGTGTTAAATGGAAAAGATGCAATTACTCCAACACAAGAAGGTCATTGCTTTTGGGAAGCACAACTACATTTGACTCTGCCAAAAACTGGTAGACCAACATATGTAAAGATGAACTACTCAAGAGACTATAAGGGCAAGAATGATACTACTGGAACAAACACATATGCTATACCAGCAGATGTAGAGTCCGTACAATTTACACTCTCATGGTTCTTTAATGCTAAACCAGATACACCAATTTCGTGCATGGTTTATCATAATGGATCATCAGATATTGTTTCTGAAATAAGACAATTCAAAGGACTGATATTATAATGGGATTACCAATTAAAGATGGAAAAATTACAACACCTTACAAAAAATTAGGTAAGATGTGGTCTAAAGGTTATCATACTGGGATCGACATGGCAGTTAAGACAGGAACTCCAGTTATTGCAGTTGCAGATGGAAAAATTGAACCAGCAAACTGGGGCAAATCATATGGAACTCAAGCAGTACAAAAAGTTGAAGGTGGATGGGTAATTTATGCACATCTTTCTAAACTTGATGTAAAGCCTGGAGACAAAGTAGCCAAAGGACAAGCAATTGGATTAAGTGGAAACACAGGAAATTCTTCTGGTCCACATTTACATTTTGAAATGCGTGACAACATTCGTTGGTCAGCAGGAAAAGATATTGATCCAACAGCAATTCTTAACTCATAATATATAACTTTATCTAATAATAAAGTATAATGTAATTAGGCATATATTGCCTTGGAGTGAAGAAAGGTTAAAAACAAAAGACTTAAAATAAGAGCAATGCTTTTGACACCAATGTTATTAGCATTGTTCTTTTCTTTTATACCCCAAACTAATGCAAACGTAGCACCATGTGATACCTATCAGGTAAACGGTGGAGACCAAGCCTTCTTAATGAATTTAAATACTCCTCTTAAATGGGGAGAAACAGTATATACAAATAATATTTATGTAAGTCCAAAAGGAACAATTACATTTGGCGTAGGAGATTATACATTCTGGACCTTTCCACCAAGTCCATCTATATCAATTGGTTCTTGGGACTATCATGCTTTTTCTAATACACCAGGTGCTCAGTGGGATCCAGGTTGGGGTGTAGGAAAAGATTTATATGTAAGATATGGTTCAACTGCAACATCTATATGTGTTGACTGGAAAGTAATGGTATGGGGTCAATCTTCAGGAGACCCTATTTATATTAGAATGTTAGCAGAAGTAAATCCAATTAATTATACTTGGACTCCAACTTATCAGGTAAGTTCTAACGCACCAGGAGGTGCAAGATATGGGGCAAGATATGTTCAGAATGGTGAAGTTTTTCCTTTAAGTGTTCAAACAATTACAGAGCCACCTGCTCCAAGTCCTACGCCAACTCCCATAGAAACTCCTACACCAACACCTACACCAACACCTACTGAAACACCTTCAGAGACTCCTACACCTACTCCTACGCCTACAGAAACAGTAGAGCCTAGTCCAGAGCCTACTCCAACTCAAACTCAAGATCCTGAGCCAGTTGATCCAGGTCCAGATCCAACACCTGTTGAGACACCAATTGACGAACCAGAAGTAGAACTGCCAGAAGAAGTGCAAGAGGAAATAGAAATAATTTTAGAACCTTCACCAGAACCAACTCCTATAGAAGAAATTATAGCAGTTGAGGAAGAAATGGATAATGCAATTGAAGAACTATTGGTTAATGAAGAAGAAATTACAGATGAACAATTAGAAAACATTGCAGAATTATTAATTGAAAATTATGAAGTAGATGAAGCAATGCCAGTAGCAGATTTAATTGAAGGATTAAATGATGAGCAAACTTTAGAATTTTTAGAACAATTAGATGAAAATCAAATAATTGAATACCGTGAAGGTGTTGAATTAGAAGCAGGTGTTGCAGTTGTATTTGAACAACTGTCAGACCCTGGGGCCTTATTAGGAGAGTTTGTATCAGATCCAGGACAAGTGTTAGAAGCACTTGGACAATTGGGTGCTGATATGACAGAAGAAGAAAGAGAGGACTCACAATCAGTTGTTGTTGCAACAGTTATTGTGGGTCAATTAATAGGATCTGTAGCAATGTCTTCAAGCATAGTACAGATGAATGCAAGAGCAGAAATAAGGAGGA